TATAGGAAATATTATTACGGGTATCCACCTTGATTTAATCCTGAACTCGAATAACAACGGCAAAGAGATAATAGAAAACATTGCTAATTGGGATTTAGTACCCATTAACCCGCATACTGAAGGGATATTTGAATAAAGTATTTTTATACCAAACGACTGTGTAATTGCAAAAAAGGTATTGAGTATATTTACCGCAAGGATAGGATATACGATATTGAAGTTCTTGCTGTAATTAATAACTAGCCAGTAAAGCATACAACCAGCCAAAATATAAATGAACCCTTCAATAAGTATGGTGAATACCAGATAGTTATATACTATATTAGGCGTCTTAACGGCGCTACTATGTATTAAACTAATAAAAAATGCGCTAAGTGCGAATATACTAAGTAACTTGTTTTTATACCAAGACTGTTTACAAAACCCGATACTTACTACAAAAAGTAGTATGGTTCCAAAAACAAAAAAAAGCCTTTGGAACATATTCAAGTCCCAAGGTAACCAAACGACAATAGGGCTTAAAAATGTAAAGGCGTACAAACAATAATCGAATACTGAAGGACGGCGAGTTTCCTCGCCGCCCCCCAGAACACTACCGTTACTCATAGTAAATAGTTACAGCAGAATCAGTTGACGGTGTTAATACATATAACGTATTTGACCAACTATCATACGGTGTAGGGAACATAATCGTAGTTGCCGCTCCAGCCGCACAATAAATTTCAGTTACAACACCAGTACCAGCTTGTACTAACGTAGTTGAAGTGGTGTCATAAAGACCAGCGCAAGAAGCCAACCGTCCACTAACTGTCCAACCTAGAATACGGTTAGTTTTAGCAGTTAATGTTGAAGCTGTACTTTGTGCTGTAGTCGCAAACGTATATGTTTTCATCAAGATTCTAGCATCTGCACTTCTACTATAGGCAATTTCGGCAAATGCGTACCCTGCGGTAACAGCAACAAACATAACCGCAAGGATAAAAATAGACAACTTTTTCATTTTTTCTCCTTTAGGTTAAGATGTCGCTAAATTAGCCGCTACCCAATACCTGAAATTCGATATACACTTCCCAAACCGCATAGTTCCATATACGATTTGAACCTGTTTGCTCTTATCCTCATCGTAATCAAGGGTAAGAGGCATACGGTTAAGAGATTTCAACCCTTTCTTAGAGCAACCTACGAAGATTGCGTCAGAATCAGTCAAGAACCTCCAACCAACAAGTTTAAGTGAAGATTTCCAGATATTAGTTACACCCGAATGAGTAGCATCGGGATCGCCCATACTTTCAAGTAAGCGTTTTGCAATAAAATAATTGGTACAATTTTCCTGCATCAAAAGCGTATCTGGTCTGATAGAAACTTCATTACCGGCTTCATCAAACGCATTCGTCACAGAAAGTAATTTTACCAATGTTTCTAATGCAGTCCCGCCCATTGAAAGGCTGGATATTGAGTTATAATACGTTCCGCCATTCTTTGCAGTATGTTCGTTACCACTTAACGCAAAGAACGGTTTCCCATCGTATATAAAGTTACCATACGACGGTGAAATTACACCAGCTACGGAATTAGAGAATGTTGCATGTCCAGAAGTATACCCGCCATAATTGAACAAGTCGGCATGGTCACCTTCTGAAGTAAGCACTCCGGTTTCCCCTAATCCTTTAGCCCATTCTTTCAAGAAATTACCTATTTTCTGATTGTCGTCAATAGCTTCATTAGTTAACGGCAACCCAGTAGGGAACTTATTTACTGCGCAATACACAGTAAATCCTTCCTGCGTTGATTGAAGCGGTACTGTCGAACCTTCAGCTACTTTAGTTAATTTCCCTGGACCAATAGCAGATGTATATTGTTCATACGAAGCAGTTGTATCCTGTATATCAAAGAGTACGTCACGAACTTTCGGTATACTATCATAAGATTCAATAGCATACGGATAGGCGTCCTTGACCATCGCTTTGATAAAGGAACTTCTAGTAACAGACATTTAAATCCTCCTTATCAAATAGGTTAGACAACGCCAGTTTGTGTAGGCGTACATGGTCTAAGTTTAACAAGTACTGACTGCTCTCCATCTCCAGAACCATAATACTTGTATCCAACAATTTGCAACTGGTCATAAGTCGAACTTGTAGGGCTAGCATACTGTTTACCGCCCGTCAAATACAAATCACAAGTCAACCCAACACGTGCTTGCAGTTCTGTACGGGTCATAGTATTTGAAATTGGCATTTCAAATACTGCATTTCTATCGGTAATTACGGATATTTCATCTTTTCCGGCAGTAGCCGAATACGATGTTTCACCAGATAGCGCCCACCCGACAATGTCAGTTACACTTGCGGCACCAGCTAACCCGATATAACTAGCACTTAACGCAACAAACTTACCGCTACGTGCTACAAATGAAAGGTTAGCAGAGTTCAGGAACGGAGAGGCAAAATTCGACCCAGATACTTGTCCATACGAAACAGGTCTTGCCATTATTTTCTCCTTTTACTTACGTCGCTTTGATTAAAGAATCACTTAAAAGTTGAGGTACATTCATTGCCCCCATCCTTTTAAAGTTATCTTGTTTACGTTTTAAATCAGATAAATATTCTTCTTCAGTCCAACCTAAGTTATTGTCCATATTCATCATGTCCAATTCTTTACGTTGAGCTGCGGTAAGAGTTTCTTTACGGGGATTACTTGTAACACTTCCAGAAGAAGGGTTCCCAATTAAAGACATATCCTTATCGGCATTTTCTTTTGCTTTATCGGAAATATCCTTAATTTTCTTTTCCGCTGATTTTCCTTTTGCGGCAAGAAGTATAACATCCAAAGTTTTTTCATTAACCTGGTCTGGGCGAAGTTGATCTGCAATATCCATAAAATCTTCTTCGATATCTTTCCAAACTGGGTCAATGCGGTTCTTCCTTATAAAACTACGTTTGATCTTTTCAGAATTATCCCGTAAAGTTAAAGCCTGTTCTACATTACGGCTAGATAATTGATTAGCCGCAGTAAGAATAGTCTGCATTGGTACAGTTTTTCCAGTTGTAGCAATTTCATTTTCAGCTAAATTATTCAACTGTGTAATCCAATCCGGTACACCTTGTTGGTTCGCTCCATACGCAGCAGCACCAGGTTGGTTACTAGATTGCATCCTAGCTTCATATTCTTCTTTAACTCGTTGTATTTCAGCTTCATGTTTACGGTTCATTTCTTCTTCGTAATTTTTTAAAGGTCGTTCCTTGCCATTGATTATAACAACCGGCTCTTTTTCCTGTTGCCCTTGATTGCCTTGCTGTTGATTAGACTGGTTATTAGCATCATTGGCATTGCTTTGGTTATTATCCTTATTCCCTTCCTTCTGAAAATCATTAAAAGTATCTGCCATTTGAAACTCTCCTTTTCTTTAACGAGACCATTTTAGGGGTCAACCGCCTTGATGTTCTTACGCTTCATCTTGCGTAATCGCTGTACTTACGGTTCAGCTTCCGCATAAAATTTACGTTACTTTTTTACTTTTTTAGCAGGTTTTTTCTTACACGCCATTATTTTCACTCCTTTCTACTATTTTTTTATCAACTACTTTTAACTGTAAATGTTTTTTTGGATTTTTTAAATCATATAATCCGGCTTCTTTACTAACCGCCTGGAAATCCTTAAACCCTTCTTGTTTCCTATCACCATTATTAGTATTCAATACTTTATTAATTAAATCCTTCTGCATACGTACTGCCCTATCTCTTGAACTCTTAACGATAATAAGCATAGTTATAAATTATTTAAAATATCCTGCATCCTGTTCTTGAACGTATTAACTATATTTTTCTTGGGTTGTGGTTTATTAGTAGCTAAATCAACTACCGATCTTAGTATATTACGGTATACACCTAATTCAGTCAAAAACTCATCGTATTTCTGATACCTGCCTTCAATTTTTTGTTTATGTAATTGTAAACACAATTCAATAGTATTACCTTCTGCCTGTTTAACTAGTTCTGAAAACCTGGCATACCTAGAATCAGTAAGTATTTGTTGCGCTAATACAGATAATTCATTAAGTTCTTGTTTAACTTCCCTTTCAGTAGCTAAGAATTTCTCATATTCAGGGTCTTTATTCTTAAACGTATTAAACATTACTGATTACCCCCTTGCGTTTGATTAGGCATTTGCCCTTGTGCTTGCCGAGCATCCATATTATCAAAATATTCCATAGCTTCTTCTGCGGCTTGTTTAGCTTCTTCTGGTGTACCACCAGCTTCCAATACTTTTTGTGCAGTCTGTTGTCCAACCCCAATTTTCTTCTGTTGCTTCTCAAATTTAACTTGTTCTTGCATTCTAATTATTTCTTCTTTTGATGGAACTATATCAACAATCTTTTTATCCCAATTACTGCCATAATCCTTAGCTATGGTATACCACAAATTCGATCTACGTATAGGGTCGTTCATTACCATAGGGTCTTTAAGTAAGTTGCCAGCCATAGTCATATCATCACGTTTAGCGAATATTTTTTCTATAGCAAACCCGCTGGCATTAGTAATTACTTTCATTGGTGGGGTAAGGTATTGTTTAGATTGAGTTGGATCAGTACCCAAAATACCGGCTAAAGTTTTATCAGGGGTAAATTGATAAATCAATCGTAGTGATTGGTATCCTACTTCATTTTCAGAACGCTTAATATTTTTAATATACCTACGCAACTTTATTTCAGCTTTCCGCATCAATGCAAAGGTTTTTGATGCAGGTGCTTCAGGATCTTCGCTATCAGCTACACCCATAGAATAATTAACTACTCCAGAAACATCTTGTCCGAACCGTTCAATCAATGCAAACATTGTAATTAAAGACGAAAGGTTAGGTGTAGAAAAATTAAACTGTTGTGCATCATCTATATTCTGCAATTCAAGTACTGAACCAGGGAACCATCGGTGTTCATGTATTCTTCGTGCCGCACCTGACCCTTCTCTAGTCTTTAATGACAATGAATTAGCCAGTACCGAAGCGTCTAATATATGGTTAATGGTAGCATTCCCTGCAATATGTATATCGTGTAATTTCCTTCCCATCCCGTCTTGATAATGCCCTTTATTAGTAAACTGTATTGAATGTGGGATAATATACGTCCTATTGTGGTTATATGGGTACCTTATTGCCCTTAAACAAAGTTTATGTTCTAAACATACGTTCCACAAACTCCTGATTTTCCTTTTTTTGCCATCAATAGTTTTATAGAAATCATAAATAACTTCAAAAGTCTCGTACCGTTTATTTAAAAATTCAGGTTCGGGTACTAACATCCCCTTACTATCAAGTTCAGCTTTATACGTCAGCCTGTTAGATACTCCATCCAAGTAATCGCCTTCATCTTCGTTCTCTTTAATATCCGACCATTTCATCCATACTCTACGCCCTTTAATTTCGCAATCATTTACCCCTTCTACTCCTTTAGCGTGGAGCGGGATAATAGCATCTTCAAACTCGATATGTTTACGTCTAGGCGACCTACGTACTTCCTGGTTATACTCTAAAATAGTAGATACAGGTTCGCCATTAGATAATTTAACTAATAAATTAGTATGTTTCTGGTAATCGTTAGGAAAATCGGAAATAAATTCATCTACGTTATTATACGTTTTAAATTCACGCACTCTTTCAAACTTCCGTTCAAATATAACTGCTTCATATCCGTTACCCAATAAAAATGTGTCATGGCGGATAGCTTCTATATCTTCCTGGTTATCCATTTCGGTATCTTCGTAGAAATCAAGTACCTTTTCTTGATTATCTCGGATATCCATCATATCTTTGTTAACTGTAGCGCCGACTGTCCAATGGGGGTCAGTATCGTCAAACGCTTCTTCGGTTTGGGCGACTACTGCATCCTGTATCTTTGGAGTAATACGCATATCCAAATTAAATCCCCATTCAGGGAACTTTGAACCTACGATACCGTAATACTGGTTCCGCCATTCTTCAGCCATATCCATACGTTCAATTCGGTCGGGGTCTTTAAGTATACTATCAATTTGTTCGCAAATATATTCGGTATGGATTTTTAAATCTTTATCACTTAACTCTAAATCAAGATACGTACCGAAAGAAAGAGGTTTTTTAGGGGCTAAAACTTCGTCTTTGACTATTTCTACACTAACATTATTTTTGTCATTAGAGTCCATATTATCCTCTCGTATAACTTGCTCTGCCCCTATAATTCCCACCGCCCCTACCTGTAGGACGCCAATCAGAATGGTCTATAGCGTTAAGCAATCTTTTCTGGCGCATAGCTTTTGATTTAGTTGTTTTCTTCGCTTTTGTTCCAGAAGGTGTACTTACTCTATACCCGCCTTTAACTTTACTTACTGTTACTGGCATTACTTATCCTTTTTAAATGAGTATCCCATGTTCATAGGTGGCATTTTAAAATCTATTGATTTATTATAATTCTTCTCAATCACTTTTGAGTATGGGAAGAACCTAATCAACTGTCCGGCAATAGCAAATGCGAATAAGTAATCATCAGTCGACCCTTCTGCGGCTTGTGGTTTCCCGTCCTTGACAATAAAGTTCATGCATTCGCCTTTTAAATCTTTATCACGCAACTCAACTGCTTTCTCTCTTATTTCGGATTCTACGTCACCTAACATTTTCGGTCTGGATTTAGTTGTAGTCATAAACCCTAACTTATCGTTTATTTCTGGTGAACCTTCAGAAAAATCAACTGCTCTAGCTACATACGCACCTAAATCGTATAATCGTTTATTTACTGCGGCGCCGTACCCACCGCTTTCTGCGGCGACCATACAGTTATTAAAGTACCTACACACTAAATGAGAGTAATACGATAATTCATCGTAATCGAAGTGTCCGTATATTCCTGCAACTAAATTATACGTTTTTTTGTTACGTACTGCCGCACAAGAATAATTCTGGGAATTTAACCCTTCAGCCGCATCTATTCCGCAAACGTATTGCCCATCCTTACTGGGTACTTCAAATAACCGTAACCACCCGTTCTTATCGGGTCTAAACTCTACTTTATTATCTAACTCGATTATTTTACCGATAATTACTTTTTGTTTACTGATATCGAAATCTAACCAGTTATCTGTCGGTTCCCATTCTTTTTGTTTACTTAACGTAGAAATGTCAAAGTATGGGTTACCGCTAATCAAGTAATCTATATCAAGTTCTTGTGCAATATCTATTTTACTTTGGCTTTCACTAGTCATGCGGCGATAAACTTCATTGTCGTACCATGGCGACCGTACCTTCTTGCCATCTATGAACCCTTGATACGCTTCTTGCGAATTTAGTATTTTACTTTTTTCAATATACGAATCTTTTGATTTATCCGGGTGCAATGTCCAATGTAACGTCATACGTTCAATAGGGCTTTTGAACCGTAATTGCCAAAACTTATTACCTGTCCCACCTGGCGTACTTACCGCTAACCTGCAAGGACTAGCATCACCTGTAGCCGTCCATGCCTCATCGGCGTATTCCATAAACGCAAACTCATCTAGTAACACCACACTGTACCTTCCACCCCTGCCAAAATCCCTATTACTGCTCTCACCAGTAATTACATTGCCATTATATGGGTTAACTAACCGCATAAACATACTGTGTTTCTTCCAATCAAACCCAACCGGCAACATCCATGCAGGCAAGTTGCGTACCATGTACCTCATCTTCTCAAATAAACTACGGATATCACTGCTTCTATCTACATCATCTTCCTTCTTACTGCCTACATGCGCTAAAAATCCGTCACTATACAACCAGTACCATACAAATACACCCAATATACTCCACGTCACCCCCATATCCCTCGACTTCTCCGTCAACCCATCCTTCTTCCCATCTATCCTTCCCCTCACCCACCTGATATATTCATCCTCGTACGAGTATGTTATAAATGGTAAATCACTTGGACTACGCCTCGGATCCTGCGTCCATAAAAACGTGTTGAAAAAAAACCCTAAATCCCCCTTACCCCTCTCCCGCAACTCCCTCCTTATCCCGTACCCATCATCTATTCCCTTCAAATTTACTTTGTTTATCCATACCCTGTACCTCAAATTATCCAAGTACCCCTTCGGCGCTACTACCTTCCCACCATCATCAAACCACTTGACATCAGCCTCCCCTATCCACTTCTTTTGCTCCTCATTAATTGCTACATCCTCTTTCATTACAACTTCTTCCATCTAATATCCCTTCTAAAAAACTATAAGTAAAACTACAAAATATATAAAAAATTTGGGGGCGGGTATGTAATTAAACATAGGGGGGGTGCATTTGGGGGTATCACTTTTTTACTCTAGCCCCTTTACCCTGCCCCTGGTGTACCTTGTAGCCTTACCCCTTACCCTCTACCCTTAGCCTACCCTTTCCGCCGCCCTTATAATATATATATATATCAATAACCGTACGAGCTCTATGACGAACTAGGAGTATTTAATGTACGCTCAGTCATGATTTCTTTATAGAACTTTCATCGAGAACGTCACGAATTGTTTTTAAATGCGTTAAAATGCTCTTTCCTATAACCTCGCCCAATTTGACGGGAACCGCATTACCTATCATTCGTCCGACCATTTTCGTATATACGGGCCCATTGGGATCGACGAATTTATATGCCCTGGGAAAACCTTGCAAGATAGCCCCCTCTCTCAAAGAAATAGCCCTATCTTGGTCAGGATGTCCAAAACGACCGTTTCCAAAACCGAAGAACTGCGTAGTTATGGTAGGAGCTGGTCTATCCCAGGACATTCGCCCATAAACACTAGGATAAGTCTTACCGGACTTTTTCTTGTGGCAATCCGCGACCAAAGACACATTCCAATCACGCCAAGTACCTCCCGGCTTCGAAGATTTTATGCGTTTCACATTGAGCGCGGAAAGAAATGCCGACCTATGCAATGAATCACGCTTGTCGCTTTGGCCGGCTTTCAAATAACGCATTTTCCCGATGACGTCCCGTACGTTTTTAGTACGCACTCGCATTTCACGCGGCGATAGTAATGTTATAGGGCCGAGCTTAGACGCCAATAAAACTAGCCGAGGACGATGCTGCGGCACACCATAGTCAGAACAGTTTACGACCCGGTAATCGACATTATAGCCACCGCGTATCAACGATTTCATGAATTTCATGAAAACTCGCTGATGTCTCAAACCCGGAACGTTTTCCATTATAACCAACTCAGGGTTTAGCTCTTTTACGAGTCTCGCGAATTGCATCAATAGCCACCACCGCTCATCTGAAGGATTGGCTTTTCGATTATAAGACGAAAATGTCTGGCAAGGCGCACAACCAGCCAATAAACGAATCGAACTTTCAGGATATGCGTTCTCGAGATCACTCCCGCTGATCTTATCGACTGACTTCAATAAAAATTTTGCCTTGTTATT